TTAATGAAATGATGGCTCGTGATCCCCAGAATGCTTGGCGCGTTCTGAACCAGGCTCAGCCTCAAGTTGTCGCGAACAAATTGTTTGTGATGGAGTGATAGTTTGTCGGTAATTGAATAAATTACCGGCTGCTAAAATTTGTGTTAGATAAGACATAACAATGTCTGAATCTTTCACCCGATAAACTACCTTCCTGAGATTCTGGAGGATAACTAAAAGTGTTCATTGATAACGATTTTCCAAAAATCTTAGGTGCGGAACTTTATCGTCCGCACCCTGCTTACATTGCTGAAATGGCAGTGGAGCCCGTGGTTGTTCACGACTTCACTCGTCAGCCTGGTCAAACCGTTCAGCTGGACCGCTACAAGTTCTGGGGTACCCCTGGCACCAAGGACAGCCGTGAGCGCATCTCCGACCAGACCATCGGTACGGCCAACAGCCGGAACATCACGAAGGAAAAGGTCCTGGTGGTGCTCAAAGAGTACACCGGTCCTGCTGATCCGGGTGATCCCACCCAGCCCAGCACCTTCAAGATTGCTCGCGAGACTCTGATCACCGCTCAGCGTCTACTGCTGGACACCGGGAACCTCAACATGTTCCACCAGTCCATCGGCAGCCTGACGCTGCTTGATGACTATCGCCGCTGGCGCGACCGCGTGTTCATTGATGAACTCTCTAAAGCTGAGGCCAGCGGTGCTGCATCCACTACCCAGGGCGGTTACTTCTTCCCTGGCAGCAAGACCAAGAATGCTTCTGGTCAAATCACCTACACCGCCGCTGAGTACACAGCCGATCTTCAGCAGTTTTCGGTGCGTACCGACCTGCTGAACGTGGTGAAGGATCTGCGTAAGCGCAATGTGCCGACCTTCTCTGATGGTCTGTATCGTTGCATCTGCGATCCTACCTTCATGATGCACCTGCGTCGTGATCCGGACTTCCGTGAGATCGCCCGTTACGCTGGTAACCCTGGTCAAGGCATGTACATGGGTAACCCCATGATGCCTAACAACGCCAGCTTCTATATGGGTCCCCAAGCTGGTCAGGGCTACTTCCTGGCTGGTGAGCCCGTCATGCCGACTGGTGTTCAGTTTGAAGGTGTGAAGTTCTTCGAGTCGACCAACTTCCCGACCAAAAACGTCACTACTTCCTTCGCTGGTACTGGCGGTACCTATGCTGCTCAAGAAGTTGCCCAAGGTTACTTCTTCGGTCCTCAGGCTGTTGGCGTTGGTATCGGCGGTCCGAATGCTCAGGTGTTGATCAACAACAACGACGACTTCAGCCGTTTCATCATTCTGATTTGGCAACTGTACGCTGGCTTCGAGATCCTGAACAAAGATTTCGTGACCACTGCGTTCAGCTATGTGTCTGATGACGGTACTGTCTGATAATTAAGCAACATACAAAACATAGGGAAAAATAAATGACCTATTTGTCCGCTAAAAAAATCTACCCAGGTAACTGGGCAGAACCTCTGAACGGTTGGTACAAAAACATCGACACCGATGGCGATGATGCCAATAACGCCTCTAAGGGCGGCCCTACTTCGGTGTTGGCCGTCCCTGGCTACCGTTATTTTCAACAACGTGGCTACGTGGCCGTCACCACCGCTTCTGGTGCTGGCGCCACTGCCACCGGCAGCGTGATCGTTCCTTCGCCCTACCGTCAGGATGACACCCGTCCTGACATCACCGGCATGGTGATTTCCGGTAGCAGCACATTGCCTGCTTACGTATATCGTGCCACTATCTCCGTGGCTTCCGGTTGGGGCGACGGTCGCGTAGCCTCTGGTGTATATGCCGCTACCGGCAACGTGATCACCTTTGGTCGCGACTCCAGCGGTCCTGTGTCTGTTTCTGGCGACGGCGAAGCCGTGGCTCAGGCCAACCTGACCTCGACCACCTCTGGTGCTCAGGCAGGCGAAATCTTCTTCGCCGCCGGTTCTGCCGCTTACAGCGCCAACCCTCTGATCGTGAGCACCGGTACCGTGGGCGCCAGCTCCATCTATAAGCAGCTGACCAGTTCCACCACCCTGAAAGTGTTTGCCCGTGGCACCACCACCGGCACCAGCACCTCTGGTGGTTGGTACATCTCCAGTGCTGATGCCAATGCTGGCCGCAGCGGTTACTTCGTGGTTGAAGTGTGCTACATCCAGCCGGATGAAGCTGCTGGCTACGAGGACATCGACGGCTACCTGCTGGGCCGCACTGTTAGCTGATTGAGTTAAACTAGGACCAGAAACACTCTGGTCCTATGTCTACCACTGCTGCCATGCTGTATCAGCACAAAAAAACAGGTGCACGAGTCAAGGTTGTTAGTGAGTGGGATAATGGCGATTGGTTCATGGTCGAAGATCAAGACGGTCGCCTTTATACCGCTTACAAAACCGAACTTATCCCTGATGAGGCAGCAACGAAGAAGGTAAAAACTCTTCAGATTAAAGATAAAGCTGCGCAGGAAGAGCCCCGTTCTTTTCCTCCGGAAACGCGGTTGAACATTAATTCAGCTACTGCCCAAATGATCGCTGATCACATTAAAGGCATTGGTTTGAAGACTGCCCGAGAAATTAAAGATCTTCAGATGTCCTTATCGGGTGAAAGGTTTAACAACTTAGAGCAGCTCAGGCAGATCAAACGTGTTGACTGGGATGCCGTCCTGGCAGCTGATTTAATTCGTGTATAACTCCTTTTCTAAGGCACTCTCTAGCCCCTGGGAAACCAGGGGTTTTTTGGTTTTAAAATAAAAAGAAAAAGATATGTACTCCGGTCCCGCTCTCTACAAAGGCAAGGTTGGCTCCACTGGCACCTCCACTGGACCTCATGCGCATTTTAGATTAACGAAAGACGGTAAAGAAATTCCTTTTTCAACTGCTCGTTCTGATATTGGTCAATATCTTCAGTTTCGCTTGCCAGGCAAAGAGGATTGGCAATCTTTTTACACTAAAGGTGTAAGTGGCTATCTTCTAAATCCAGCAGCACCGCTCACCAGTCCTTATGGGATGCGCAAACATCCTGTTCATGGAGATATGCGTCATCATGGTGGAGAAGATTACGGTTTACCAGAGGGCACACAACTTCGTTTCCTTGGGCAAGGTTCAGTTGCTACTCACGCTAATCAAGGTGGTGCTGGCAATGTTTCTAGTCTGCGCACAGGACCTTACGAACTGCAGACCTTTCACCTGAGTGAACTTCCCGCTGCTGCAACCACGCGTAAGAGTGATGCAACGGCAACGACCAGTGCACCTGATTCTGAAGCTTGGGCACAGGCTTACGTTCAGAATCAAATTGAGAATCAAACTCAGCAGGGCAAATTGATTGATGCTTTGATCAATGTGATTGGCGAAAAGGAAAAACCCAAGTCCCTAATGGAGCAGATGAAGGAAGGTCTGATTGGTAATGCACTGCAGCAGGCGTTAACACCGAAGAATTTCCTTTCTCAGTTCACGGGTTCTGATCCGTACCTGCAGGGCCAGCAGTATGCCACCAGCCAATTCTTTGGACTGTGATTGATTTTCTAGAACTATAATTAGTTGATGCTGGAAGTTAGAAGTGCAGTTATCTGACTTTGACAAAAGTAGGGTCAGGTATCACCTGGGCTATTTCACGGTTACGGTGCCAGCGGGTGACTATGCCCGTTTGGAAGAAGCCATGAATACAGTCCCGGATTCGTACTTCTACGACAAAATTGTTATTCAGATTGGTCGTTGTGACACGGCCGAGAAGAAAACAGAGGTTGCAACTTCTCCTTCTACTCGGCTAGAAAGCATCATTGGTGACGTTGACCGTACGATCCGGTCCAGTAATGCCAAGGAAGCACTAAAGGTTTGGAATGAGATTTATCTCTACGAAACCGACCGTTTAGCCAACATCTTGTACGTGCCTAACTACAAGGATCCGTTCCAAGCTCGTTACCGTTATGAACGATCAGGTGCGGAATTTATTCAGGCTTTACCTGGCCCAGCTGACACTGCAGTGGGTTCTCGTATTTATCTTCATGAGGTTTGGCGCTAATGGGTAACGCATTCCTGCAGCTGTTTATGCGTGGCGCACCGGCCCTGAGAGCCGTGCAAGGATTTGGCGCCAAGGCTGCAACGAGAGCAGCTAAGCCCGTTACGGATGCTG